CGTGTCCATGCTGCGGTCATACTACACCCATGAGAAAAGTGAGGGGGTTTTTACGCCCCCTCGCTCTTATTAATCGTTTTCAGGCTCGTAGGACTTGTGGCCCTTTGGCTCTGCACCAGCGTGTGCCGTAGACAATGGATGCATATTTGCACCTACCTGACCACCAGCTTTACGCGCTTTACGATCTGCACGTTGCTTGGAGTGTTCTCCATGCATTTCATGCTCTGGGTGATTAATATGACCACCGCGCTTACGTTTTGCGCGATGCTCTGCCTTTGGATGCTCATGGTGATGCTCTTTGTTCATCATATTGAGATGAGCAATTTTGCCACCACTCTTGCGCTTCGTGCGGCCACCGTGCTTACGCTCTTGGGCTTCATGCTCCGTGTGGGAACCTTGACCTGCGTAAACTTCAGTCACCGGACTATCGGGGTACTTTTCCCCATATGTGCCGTCCTGTTCAGACTTAGATACTTTCTTCATAACTCGCCTCTTAAGCTTGTGTAACGCCAAACAATCCCGTGATGGAATTCATGTTTGCTGGTAGGATAAACTGACGAATAGCAAGACGCTTGGAAGCATCTGACGCCGACTGTAATGCGTATGTCCCACGAACGTCACCCGTGGTTGTCGTAGCAGGAGATGTAGTAACTGCTGCAACATATCCCGTATTTGCCGTGATCGCAGCAGCGTTGTAGTTAATTGCTACATCACTGAAGAAATCAGAACGAAGTGGGAAGCCATAGATGTCAGTCGTGCCAACGGAGTAATTGTGCGCGTCAGTAAATGCCGGAACTACCGACGATATATACTTAAACGCCTTCTTACCGTTGACGGTTGTTGCACTTGCTGGAGCCGCAATGACTTCACTCATTGGTACGCCATAAATGTCGTAGCCATTGATTGTAATATTGCCGCCTGTAGCAGATGAAGAACCCGTAACGCTAACTGCACGGGCAACAAGTGCCTGTGGGTTCCACAAGTAAACCGACGAAGGCTGTCCAAGTAAGCCGAAAGGCTGCGCTAACGCAGACGTTCCGGTAGCCTGTGCCGTAATCGTGGTGGACGATGCAGTATCATCACCTTGAACCGTGTAAGTGCCAACGCCGCCGGGAGCGCCAGTTAGCTGGTTTACAATGGTTGTACCAGTGTTAACGCCTGTACCAGAAATGGTCATTCCAATCGTAATCGTGCCAGTTAAGGACGAAACCGTCAGAACGCTGCTGGCAATTACACCCGTGAAGGATGCAAAACCATCAACCATCAACAAGCCCGTAACCGTTGCGCCAGTGTTATAGTTCGTGCAGCTATTACTGACCGAAACACCAGTGCTGGTGGAGTTTGTCGAAACAAGCGTCATCGCCGTGCCAGATGTCACGTTTGCAGCCGCCGCGATAGCAGCGTTGCCTAATGCATATGGAGCATAGTTAATCGTCTGCACATCCGACGTACCAAAACCTACGGTAAAAGCACCAGAGGCTTGGCCGGGGATGTAGTTAAAGTTTGGACGCGGATCAATGCGCCCGACGCCGCCCCAAAAAAGGGACGGGCCTAAGTCAGGGTTGTAGTCGGTAATTGATGGGTTAGAACCAACCGTGTTCTGACCAAATGCAATTACTGGACCGGAGAATGCTGTAATAGACATGGTGCCTTCTCCTTACGATGTTGGGAATGAACCGTAAATGGAACGCCAGTTGTAGTAGCCCAGAGAATAACGCTCATAGCCCTTAACAAGAAGGTTGTCTGTCGTGAAGTCTACTTGCATGTCCATTTCGAATGGAATGCGCTCCATATACACCAGACCCTTAATGTTTGTTAAAAGGAACCAAGCATAGTTGGAGGTCAAGAAGTCCATGACCATGTAGCCTTCTGGCAGACCGCCACCCGTGAAGAGGATCGCGTTGGTGTCGTTATCTGCCGTACCCGGACGAAGCTGCGTCTTCGTAAGACGAATAGCAACTGGCTCAAGTGAAGGAGGAACGATCAACTTACGACCACGGGCAAAAATCTTGATGCCAGCGATATCACGGAAGTTCTGGCGGATAGAAACCATTGCGTTAAGCAAGGTTGCTTCGTTCAGATCGACCTGTACAGTTGGGGTATTAGCAATCGTCAGACCGCCATCGATAGGATGCGACGTGGAGCAAAGTGCAACACCGTCAGCGCCGATGGATGCATTGTACGTGGTTGCCGTGTTAAGCACGTTAGCCGCGTAAATTTCTTTGGTTTGATGGAAAGATTCAGTAAGGCCAAGGTTGGTTGGCTTAAACTGAGCCTTGTAGAGGTTGTCGTCGATAGCTTTACGGGTGATTGCGTAGCCAAGTGCAATTTCGTTATGCTCTTGGTTGTACACGTAACGCTCACCAGCAGCGTTATCGAACTGAGTGTTACCACCTTCTTGCTTCAACTGAGCAAGACCAAGGTAACGCATTTCAGCGGTGCGTTCCAAAGCCATGTTTGACTTGGTGATTTCAAACACCTTGTCGTACTGGGATGGAATCTGCGAATACTTGCCTTCAACTCCACGGAGGCCGGGGAGGAGAAGGTCACGAATCTGACTGAGATTAATAGCCATTTGAACTTACTCCTATTACGACCCAGCCGTCAGACGGAAGGACTGGTTGTTGAAGGCAACAATAATACGATTGTATGCGGTCGTCGTATCCGTGCCGTTTGCGCCCGGAGGTGCAGTGACAAGCGACAAGATGCGGAAAGCATACGTTGTAGAAGTGCTGATGTTGGCTTGGTTTGCATAAGCCGTGGATTGACCAGTCAAGAGCTGGTAAGCGGCTGGCGATGCAGGTGAGTTACCAGCGTAGTCAATGTTAGAATTGACCTGAGCCTGAGTAACGGCAGCAGAACCCGAAGACTGAACGTTAAACGTTGCCTGTGGGTCCACAATGACGTAGGCATTGATAACCGTTCCCGATGGAACCGTTGTGCTGGCGGGCCAATAAGGCGACCAAACAACTCTGTTAACTGAAGAATTGTAATATTCGCAGCCGATGAAGACGCCAAGAACAGCGGTTGTGCCAGCGGCACCCGCAATTACATAGCCGCCAGAAATCTGGACGGGATCGCCTGAGAAAATGTTTGAAGAATAGCCGGATTGAATGGCGTAGGTTGACTGTCCAAGCGAACCGTTACGTCCGTCCAAAAATCCTGCAAGTACGAAACCATTGGGCGCAGAAGTGTTCGCCATAGGTCGCTCCTTTTCGGTAGGATAAAATCAGACAGCGCGTCTGCATATATCCAACGAGGGAAGCCCCCTACGGCGCGTAGAGGAGTTATAAAACATCCTATAACATTATGTTTAAAACAATGCAATAGGGGTAAGGGGGATAAAAATCCCCCCTTTTTTATTAGCGTGGAACCTGCATTGGTTCGTAAGATTTACGGATACCCGTCTGCTTACGATCACGTTCAAAAGTACCAGCGGGGGCAATACCCAACGCCTTTTCTTTCTGGTTAACCAGTTCACGGGCGGTAGAAAGTTCCCGATCTTGAGCAATATTCGTAATTTCTTTAGGGCGTTCCATAAGAATCATGCCCTTTTTACGAATTGCACCGCTATGACCAATAGGCATCATGTCCGGATGACGGCGGGTATCCACTGGTTCCCAACCGCCAGACCGCATTTCAATCATATGCTGGTCGTCCGTCATGCCCGCAATGGATTCGCGCTTCCAATTGTAGTCCCAACCTTCTGGAACCTTGCGCGGATCAATGTAAAACTCATCATACATTGATGGGTCCATTGAATCGTTGTTCATTCTGGCCCGCAACTCTTCAGCACGGAGCGCTGCTTCACGAAGACCACGGGTTACGGGTGCTACACCCAATTCTTGGGTGTCATTTTGGCGCAATTCGGTCATTTTTTCTTCCATCTGTTCTGTAATTGGGGTTCTGGCTGGCCGTCCGGGGCCACGTTTAATTGTTTCTGACATGGATTACCTCACAGCATGTTCTTTTGTTGATAATACAACTTAGCTTCAAGGTATTCCTCATCGCTCATGTCAATATCACGGGCGGCTTGGCGTTCAGCGGGGGACAAAGTCATGGTAACCTGTTGTCCAGCACGGAAATTCTGTGCTGAATTGGTCCTTGACACTGGTGCCGCCGCCATAGCTTGGCGGGAACGGGGCTGTTGTGCTGCTGGGCGGGAAGGTTCCGCGTCATAAACCTTGCTTTCAATATGAGCAAAGTATTCTGGCGTGTCAGCCTGTATACCCATAGCTTCAGTTTCCCAATGCGCCGCCGTCATTAGGTTCTTTTTGACGGGATCTGCAAGAACATCACGGTGAGAACGCAACCAAGCTTGAGATGTTGGGCTTGCAACGGATTGAATGGCCGCATCAATAGGATCAATAGGCCGTTGTTCTATCCGTGGAGGTGGTTGACGGCGGGAATGCTCAAGAACTTGGCGTTCATATTCCAATTTTTCTTGAACAGCTTCACGTCCTTGAGCCAATTGTATTAGTTTTGACTCAATTTGGGACATTTGGCGTTGTATTTTAGCCGCCCTGTTATAGTCACCTTCCGCCAAAGTGTTGGCATAATCGCGTTCAAGCATTTCCGCATCGCGTTCAAAACTAGCAATTGCATTTGTAAACGCAATAAGCTGGTTATCTTGCGATTGGACTTGATATGATTTGACTTCTTGTGCCGCCTTGTAAGCATATTGCTCCAATTGAGTCTTTTGGCGGCGTATTTCTTCAGCTTCACGTTGTTTTTCGCTTAACTGACGCTTTAAAAGTTCAACACCATCGTCTTGTTTTGGCGTTTCCGCCTGTTTTATGGGTGCTTTTTCAACCGCACCAAGATCCACATCCGCCATTTGTGGTACATTTGGTGCTGTTACGGTAATTTCGGCGGCTTCTAATTCTGACATTTATACCTCCTCAGAACGCCATATCTGGCTCAGGAATGACCATTTTAATTTGAACATCTTGAATAACGTGGCAAAGAACACCGTTAATGTTCAACTTCCAACCGTCTGAGGACCGAAGGACAATCCAGTCACCTTCGTTCACGTCCTGACCAGCAAAAGCGGTTTTGTCGTCATCAATAAACGCAATAGGACCTTTTTTCAGCACAAGAACTACCTTGCCCTGATATTCGTCTTCTTTGCGGATGCCATCTGAGAGGTAAAGGCCGGAGGCCGTGCGTTCTGGCCGTTTATATACGGCGCAGAGAATGTTGTTGTGCATTACCTTAATTTTGGAAATGTCACCAATTGCAGTTTTTAACTCCGCTGCGGGGTCAGCCGCATGGAGCATCTTCATAGTCGCAGTCTTCATAGTTTATCTCGCTTTTCTATCAATGCCGACAATGTCATCCATTGTCTCTTTCGCCCAGATAAGTGCGTCGGATAATCCTTTTAAATACCCAACGCGATTCTTGTAGTCCTCATAGTTTGGGGAGAAACCGTTCAGAATGCTTTCTGCCTGTTTCTCCCTTTCTTCTTCAATACGCTCCTCCAATTTGCGGTAGAGGAGCAGGTCCAATGAAGCCATAAAACCCCTTATTCAGTTCCGTTTGCTGTAGGCCACTTTTTCTTTTCCAACCTACCAAGACCGGACCCGGAACCATAATCCTCTTCTTGGTATTTTGGCATTCTTTGCCCCACACGACCGCCTGATTTGCGGGCCATAGGAGGCATACCACCACGGCCAGCAAGCGCTGCCATAAGCTGTGGAGGCAATCCACCACCCGGTGCACCACCCATAGGAGGTGCTGGAGGCATCATAGGAGGCATTCCGCCGGGAAGCATACCACCCGCAGGAGGCATCATTGGCGGGACAGGAGGCTGACCCATTCCAACACCAGCGCCCAGAGGCCCAGTTTGACCGGATTGTGGGGAAATGATGATGTTGACATTGGTTTTACCCTTTGTACGGCCACCAGAAGCGCGCATTGGGCGGTTGCCCATTGGATTGAATGGACCTTGGCCCATAGGAGCCTGACCCATTCCCGGACGTTGCATCATTGGATTTGCGTTGGTTAACGATCCACCATCCATTTTTTTGGAACGGGTTGCCATGCCACCGTTGCACATTTTGCATGAGCAATCTTCATGGTGCATAGAGCGACCGCCTTTTTTGTAACCAGCCCGGGATTTAGCCGTTCTCAAATCTTCAGAAGCAGCATTATCAAGCTCATCATAAAAATCTGGATTTGAGATTTCTGGCATCCTCCCCTTCATATTTTCATATACAATATCGCTGGTTTTATTCTTTGTACTCATCGCATGGCCAACACGTTGAGCTTCGGTAACATTTCCACCTTCAGCCTTAAACGCTCTTGGTTTAAGGATTTTGTGCATTAATTTTTTATCTTGCGCTTCATCCGTGTGCTTTGCGGCTCCGCCAGATTTACGCATAGGTACTAAACCTGATGCGGGGGCAGATGGAAGAATCCCACGTGACGTTGGCGGGGCAGATGGCACACCCATTTTATTTTTACGTGCAACCATTGCACCAATAGCAGCCTTACGCTTCATTGGATTCATGCTGGAAAGGCCGCCACGGGCGTAGCTGCTTCCCTTTGATCCCAAATCGCGATCTTCATTCGGATGATAAGCTTCATACTCCTCCGCTACAGAACGGCGGGGAGGTAATGGAACCTTATCCATATCTTTAGGACGTGGTGGTGGGAGGGGAACATTACTTGAACCGCCCGCAGCTTTGCGCGGTGCCTTGCCAAGGTTATGTTTAGCTTTTGCGCCCTCAAGGTTAGCATGTTTGCTAACTTTACCGCCGCGCTTAAAGCGGGATGGGGTAATAGGCATTTTGCCAGCATTGCCGCTGTTCAACCCTTCAAATGGGGAGCCGCCGCGCTCATCCGTAAACGATTTGCTGCCATCATCCAATTTTAACCCCATGCGCTGCATTTTTGCGGCGGATGCGGCTTTAGCTTCTTTCTTGTGATCACTCATAATATACTCCTGCTGCGTCCAGCATTAAACGTTAGGGTTTTGTACCAATGATTGGATACCCGGTTTAACAAACTGTTCCGCCGTAGAAGCGCTCTCCGGATGAACTGCAATTTCGCGGGCCAGTTGCAACATGGCAATCCGCTCCTTGCTTTCTCTATCAGCCGCATCGTTCTGAGCGTCAGAAACGGCATGGGCTTCCTTAACTTTAACTTCCGCCATTTTGGCTTGGGAGTCAACCATTTTAGCTTGCGCTAACATCAATGCGGGGTCTGGTGGTGGCGGCCCCGGAGGCATTGGCGGCATAAACAGATCCATCGCATCTTCAATGCCAAGCATTGTAAGAATCCGCTCATCAACCTTTTTGGGATCGTAAAGCGTTGGATTCTGCGTCTGCAATTGTTTAATTGCCATCGCCTTTTGAATACGTACCGCATGAGACGGGGTATTTGGATCAGCAACGGGGACAAGGTTAATATTGTCCAACGCCGTTACTAATGTTTCCGGCGTCCATTGATAGGCTGGATATTTGTTATTTTCCCAAAAGGCTTCTGGGCATTCTTTAAACAACTCCTTGAGGAGTTGGAACTCACGTGCTTGCGCCGCATGCATGCGTTTATGAACCGCCGATATAACTTTCTGAGCCTGTTCAATTAAGGCGATAGTCGTTCCAACGGGAGCTTCAGCGTTACCCTCACCCACATTGGTTTCCGACGTGGAGGCCATGCGTTGGCCGCTGGTTTCAATCAGTTGCAGCAAATTAAGGAACTGGCCATCCACACTGCGGTATGGGAGGGGCATAATGGCGGATTGGATAGGCTGGCCCGCCGTATCAATAGGCATACCACCGCCCGGTGGGATGCGGAACTCATTGGTGTTTTGCCGCCCAGCTTGCTTTGCGTATAAGAAGCCGGGGAAGTTAGCGAACATTCCGTTATCAATGCACAACCGCCATCCGGCGGTTAGCGCCATCGTCGTGTTACCCACAAGGTGTAAAAGGCCAAGACCGTAGAAACCAAAGCCGGGTACGAAGATATAATCAACAAACACTTGCCGACGCAGACACTGTTCATCATCTTCTTTCCACCACCGCCTAATTTCCAGAATTTCCGATGACGTTTTGTCAATGGTCACCCGATATGGCAATTGAAGGCCCGTTGGTCCCTCATCATCCTCATGCTCATAACCGGGGAGATCCAGTTCGCAATAGCATTCATAAATTTCACGGGGTTGATTTTCCGTATTCGTCATATTGCGCGGGATAACGCCTTGCAATTGTTCAATTTTTTCCTCAACCACATTATTCTTAGGTGGTTGAGCGGAAGAAAGGGGAACGTTGCGGTACATCCCGACCAATTGCAACCGTTTAAGGGTGCTTGGGGACATCTTAATGACGTGCGTAATACGCTGCGCGGTGGATACCGTCGTCTCCGCATTGGAAACAATAATTTCTGGGATACTAACAAATTCAGAAACCGGGCGGCGGCGAATTGGGCAATAATAAACCTTTTTAAAGGCGGTCCCACCAAAGCCTAACGCAAAGAACATCCGTTCCGTATCCGGATAATATTCCGATGCGGTCACCGTAAGATAATGATTAAAGTCTTTCTCTAACGCTTCCGCCTGTACATCAATGTTAGCGCTGCCTAAACCGTCATTGCGGATCTTTACGGGGCCGCTGGATGGGAGAAGCTCACCACGGGCATTGGCTTGGAAACGAACAATGGACTCAAGAAGCAGGGGATGGCGGACTGTCGCTTGACCCTCAACCGCCGTTGAACCATCCGTTGCGTTGGATCTTGCCGTTTCAATTTTGGTCCCTAGCAGATCAAGGCCCATTACGTATTGTTGGAGGAGTTCTTGGCGGGATTCATTATCCTGTTCAATAAGCCGTACAAGTTCATTTGCAATTTGGCCTAATGAACTGTTATCCAAATACAACGCAAGATTTTCGTGGAAATCTTCTTCTTCATCCCCTTCTTTCTTTTGCGGGCCGCCAAAAGAAATTGTAACGGAACCATCTGGTAGTTCAACTTTTACGTATGGGGATTTAGGATTAACCTCTACATCCGCATCGCCAGACGCGGTCAAATCCATATCCATTGCATCAAATTCGTCCGGCGTATTTCCCAAAACGGGAACTTGGCGAATGTTCATGGGCGCTAATGGCATAGGTTACACCGGGTAAAGTTGCGATGGACGTGAAGACTTATATAGCATACTTTCAGTTTTTTCCGCTACTATTTCTACTGGTTTACGTGCAAAACCTATAACGCGCAAGTGTGAGAGTGCTTGCGTCATACTATCCACCAAGTCATCGTGCTTCGCTTTTGGGAAAGATTCCGCTTGTTCAATCACTTTTTCCGCCCACTCCATGTCGGGGGCGTAAATCATTCCCTCCGCAAAAAGATGTTGAATCGCGTAGGTACGGGCAACTTTGTCCCCCCGACCCGGGTCAACCAACTGAATACCCCAGTTTTCCCGCGCAAAATGCGTCCGAAGTTCTTGGGCGACGGACAGCCCAGCCGCTTTGGATTCAATTAAAAGTTTATCAATCTTAAATTTGTTAGATAACTCAACAGTTTTTTTAACAAGTTGTGGAAACTCCAACCGATCCTGCCACGCATATATTAACATAATGCGTTGGTTATCTTGGCGGTCGGTCCACACGCCCCATATAGTCATAGCACTATAATCGTTTTCTTGCCGGGTAGTGTAGGCGGTGTCCAATGAGGCGATAACATACTCAAAAGGCGGGAACACACTTTTGCGTAATCCTTCCGCGCTTGAGACGGTTTCATCCCATAGCACCCACCAATCGCGTTTTATAATAC